TTGCAAGATAGTCACTTAATATTTCACTATCAGGACGGTAATTATAGCAATAAAGCAATAGTTCTTCTTCTGCTCTAGGACGCTGTAGAAGAGTAAGTTTTTTGCTCGTATTGTTCCATTTGAACTCGATAAAGCTACCAAACATTCTACCTACTAGTTCTTGATGTTGTGCAAACATATCGTATGTTGCCAGCCCACCGAGCTTCGATCCTGACAACAAATATGTGTTTGTGTATGCAGCGTTAAACGGTTCAAACACACTACCACTTGATCCACTGCCTGCACGTGACCCAATACTGCTACGATACATTTTACGAACTTCCATTACTTCATTTGGTAATACATAATCGTTTTGATCTATAACAGTTGTTAAAAACATATAACTTTCTTCAACAGCATGATCACTGCGCATTCTGTAACGTGTTAACGCTTTTTTCAAGCCAGTTTGATAGTGTATAGGATCAAGTTCAACATCAACCATGCCTCCGCCGAGGAATGTGTTAACATAATCGTATACTTCTTGTTTCTGTGTCGCTAATGTCATTATGAAGTTCTCCAATAGTATTTATCGTAACGATAAATATGTATAACAATAGGAGAATGGTTATCCCTCGCTTATCACTATACAAACCGGAACGCGGTAATGATTATTACTTCTTGGACAAGCAAATCCAAGAAATGTTTACCATCGGTGGCACTGACATTAACATCCATAAGTTTCTTGGGGCAGAGAATCCTGCTGAAGGAGAAGGTACTGCTGATCAACCTACATATGATGCTGTAAAAGAAACTAATATACAAGACTTGCTATTTTTAGAAAATAGAGACAGAAAGTATGATCCAGATGTATATAGTATGCGCGGCATTTATAATGTTCAAGATATTGATTTTGATTTATCACAGTTTGGATTATTCTTAAGTAATGATACACTGATGCTAACAATACATATTAATAGCAGTGTTAAGACCCTTGGTAGAAAAGTTATGTCAGGTGATGTAATTGAGTTGCCGCACCTAAAAGACGAACATGCGCTTAATGATTATAGTGTTGCACTTAAACGCTTTTATGTCGTAGAGGATGTTAACCGGGCCGCTGAAGGTTTTAGTCATACTTGGTATCCGCACTTATATCGATTAAAGCTAAAGCAAATATACGATGGACAAGAATACGCAGAAATACTCGACTTGTCTGCAGAAGACGGAACCGATAATACACTACGTGATTTACTGTCAACCTATGAAAAAGAAATGCAAATTTCTAATGCTGTAGTTGCACAAGCAGAAGCTGACTCACCTAAAAGCGGATATGATATAAATCACTATTACACAGTGAGTACAAACGATGACGGAAGTGTTGATTTACAAACTGCTGACGATACTGACTTAGAAGCAAGCAATATTGTAGTTAGTGCAGACGATGTAGTTAATAGACCAGAGCGTGAAGGTTATACAGGCTACTTAGTTGGCACAGGTGATAGTGCTCCAAATGGCGCACCATTCGGATTTGGAATACAGTTTCCTCGGAACAATGTAAGCGGCGACTATTTTTTACGTACAGACTTTTTACCAAATAGAATGTTCCGATATGACGGAGCACGTTGGGTTAAAGTGCAGGATGATATTAGAATGTCACTAAGTAATACACTCGAAAGACAGACTTACAAGTCTAGCTTTATTAATAATACCAAAACTAGTCAAATTAGTGGCGAAACAGTTCAAGAAAGACAAAGTCTTTCTAAGGCACTTAAACCAAAGAAACCTACGGCGGATAATTAATGCAACATTTTTATGACGGTCAAGTAAGAAGATATATTACTCAAATGATGAGAATTTTGAGTAACTTTCCTGTGCAAGATGGCAAAGGAATACAAAAAGATGTGCCAGTAACTTACGGTGATCTAACTCGCCAAGTATCAAATATTATTAGAGAAAATACAGAAAATAAATTACCTAGTGCTCCTCGTATTGCAGTATACTTAACTGGGCTAGAACTAGATAAAGACAGACTAACTGATGCAACATACACACGCAAAACTAATATTAGAGAACGCGAGTGGGACAACGATGCAGGCGAATATCTTAACGTACAGGGAAAAAACTACACAGTTGAAAGATTAATACCTACACCGTATATGATGCGCATTAATGCAGATATATGGACGTCAAACACTGATCAAAAATTGCAGTTATTAGAGCAAATACTTGTATTGTTTAATCCAAGTTTAGAAATGCAAACAACTGAGAATTTTATCGACTGGACTAGTATCACTGTTGTTAATTTAGAAAATGTAACATGGTCAAATAGAAGTGTACCTGTTGGTGTAGATAGTGAAATAGATATTTCTACTTTAGCATTTACTGTGCCAATTTACATTAGTCCTCCAACAAAAGTACGCAAAATGGGCGTTATTACTAATATTATTACAAGCATGTTTGACGAAGAACGTGGAACAATTGAAGACGGGGTTACTGTTCCACAATTAAATCAATATGATGATGTTGCAAGAGCAGGTGTATCAAGCAACAAATTTGGCAATAAAGCCACTTCACTTGTTACAGAACAAATGGCAAATGTTAATTACAACAAGTATGGTGTGTACGTAGATATTGATGCAGTCCAACTATACTCAAATGGTATAGTCGGTAATAAGAACTGGAGAGAAATATTTGAAGCACTTCCAGGAATATATGCTGCTGATGTTAGTCGTATGCACCTTACAAGTACCGATAATGATAGCACTGTAACAGGCACGTTTACACTAAGTCCGTTTGATGAAACTAAGATATTAATAAACTGGGATGCTGATAGTTTTCCTAGTGATACTGTAATAGCAGCTCGAACTAGCATTGATTATATTATTAATCCAGTTAGTTTTAATCCGACAAGTATTAAAGTATCTGGGCTACGATTATTGTTGCTAGAAGACTTAGGTGATGATACTGCAACTAATATACCAGTTGCTTGGCAAAATGCAGACGGCACAGGAATTGTGGCAAGCGCAAATGATATTATCGAGTGGAACGGAACTAAGTGGAATATTGTGTTTGATGCAAGTGCTGCAACAGCAGTTACATATACCACAAATCTAAATACAAGTGTACAATATAGATTTAATGACAATGAATGGCTAAAATCTGTTGATGGCGATTATCCAGTTGGGTCATGGAGAATTGAACTTGCAGGCTAATTATATGTATGAACAATCGTATTACATGTAGCGGTGCGCTATTTTACACACTAGATACAAACAGATTCTTATTCTTACACAGAGCGCAAGGCAAGCGTAATAATCTGTGGGGACTTGTTGGCGGCACAAACGAAGGTGCTGAGACTCCATTTGAAGGGTTAAAAAGAGAAATTGAAGAAGAAATTGGATTTCTGCCTGCTATTAAAAAGACACTTCCTTTAGAAAGTTTTATATCACCTGATAGCAAATTTTACTTTCATACATATCTGTGTGTTGTTCAAGAAGAATTTATTCCTAAACTTAATATAGAACATAATGGATATGCATGGTGTAGCTTCACTAAATGGCCAAAGCCCCTGCATCACGGATTACGTAATACACTTCAAAGTAAAGTTAATCTAACCAAGTTAGATACTGTTTTTCAAACAATTAATTTACTTGACAACTAACCTAAAAGATAGTATAATAATAACATGAAAGTATTAGTTCTTGGTGATGTAATAATCGACAAATATATCTATGGCACTTCAGACCGTCTAAGTCCTGAGGCACCTGTACCTATAGTTAAGTATCAGCGCGAAGTTGAAACACTTGGCGGCGCAGGACTTGTTTATGAAAACTTAAAAAGCCTAGGTGTCGACGTAACACTATTTGAAACTAAACAGCCTAGTAGCATTAAAACTAGAGTAATTTGTGACGGACATTATGTTACACGCATTGACGATGATAAACATGCAGACAGTACATTAGTATTAAAAACTATAGAGTTACATGACTTTTCAGAATACAAGTATGTCATATTAAGTGATTATAATAAAGGCGTGTTAGACGAGTCACTTAAAATTATCAAACACATTAACAAATTTAATTGTAAAATAATTGTAGATCCTAAAGAACATGCCAACCATTATAAAGATGTTTGGTTAATAAAACCTAATCATAGTGAATTTACTAAGTTTGGATTTAATAGCTGGCAAGGCAATATTATTACTACTAATGCAGGTGATAATGTAGTTGCTACAATAGATAATACACATTACGATATACCAGTCGAAGCTGTAGAAGTATCAGACGTTACTGGAGCAGGGGATTGTTTCTTAGCAGCATTTGTATACGGGTTAACTAAACAATATACTCACAAACATTGTTTAGAGATTGCTGTTAAAGGATCTAGAGAAGCAGTTAAGCACACGGGCACACACACACTTACTGTAAGCGATCTTGAAGAACGCATAGTGTTTACTAATGGATGCTTCGATATACTACACACAGGTCACTTTGAGCTACTAGCTGAAGCAAAATCACTGGGTGGAAAACTAATCGTAGGCATAAATTCAGATGAGAGTGTTAGGCGGTTTAAAGGGCCTAAGCGTCCTATTAATAATGTAGACAAACGTAAAAGGCAATTAGAATTATTACCGTGGGTAGACGAAGTAATTGTATTTGACGAAGATACCCCGTACAGATTAATTAAAGAGGTAGTTCCGCACGTTATTGTAAAAGGCGGCGATTACACAGTAGAACAAGTTGTAGGACATGATTTGGCTGATGTGCATCTTGTTCCTACAGTTGAAGGTTATTCAACTACAAATATTATAGAGGCAAGCAAATGAGAATATTAGTTACAGGAAACGAAGGATTTATTGGTAAAAATGTTGCAAGCTATTTGCAACAGCAAGGACACGAAGTTGAAGGATGGGAATGGCAACCTGGCATACTACCTAGTACAGAAGATTATGATTGGTGCATACACTTAGGTGCTATTAGCTCAACTACATATACTGATGTAAATCAAATACTAGAACAAAATTTTGAGTTTACTTTAAAACTTGCACAAGTATGCGA